ATACTGTGCCTAGCTGGCGCGTTAGTTCTTCTTTTTGGTCCGTTGTTTGGACTTGGCTAACACTAGCCTCTCCTCACACACAGACCCAGCGTTGAACTCAGGGCATAGGTCTTTATACCCACACCAGTTGCAGAACTGATTCTGCATAGCCTTGAAGTCAGGCTTCTTCATCTTGCGGATCTTCCAGATCTGATCCACCTTCTCACGGATATACTGCTTAATCTGGTTGGGAGAATACTTACAAGTGACGAAGTTATTGGTCAGCGGGTAGTAGTGCGCCACTACGATGTTGTCTAGGGAGACCCCCAGCTTCTTATGGATAGCGTATGCGTAGCCCATCATCTGCCTATCCTGATACATGTCCAGTTCGCTGAGTTCGCGCTTAGAGGTCTTGTAGTCGATGATGAGGTACCCTCCGTCCTTACCCTTAATCACACGGTCAATGATACCGTTGAGTTTAATATCCTTATCAGCGTCATGTACAATCTCATAAACCATTTCGGTTGAGACGGTTTCTGAAAGAGACGCATTGAATCTTAGGAAGTTCTCCAAGCATACTTTGATCTTCGGATTATAACTTTCCGAGAAGGTGTAGTCTTTTTTGACGTTCTCGGCTATAACAGTAAGCTGCGCGAGCGTTGTCGCTTGGTAGCCATCTTCAAAGATTTTGTGGATGTACGACCCAAAGTGAAGTGGGTCAGTATTAACCCTCTCTTCCTTAATTCGATCAACATACCGAAAACGATACTTAAGCTGACATTCCTTGAATGTCTTGGATTTGGATTCTGAAATAGTATTTATGAACATTATAGCACCTCAGTTTATTAGAGACTACCTGACGGAGAAGTTCAACGAAGATTCCCGTTTATCCTCTGGGGATAGGGAGTTGATCATTCCGTCCATTTTTGTCACCGATGACTACAAGCGTCACATGAGTGTCAATTTAGATAGTGGTCTGTGGCAATGTTTTAAGACTGGGAATAAAGGAAACTTCATCCAGATCTACGCATACCTAGAAGGTATGACTTACAATCAAGCTGAGTCCGAAATTCTTTTTAAGGAGCTTGACGGTAACTTCACTAAAAACTTAGAACCTAAAAAGCCAGTGCAGCAGCCAGCGGCTGACCTTGACCTCGCCCTTACATCAGTAACGCTTGATGACCATGATTCTGAGAATCCTCTGGTGCTTAAGGCGTGGACCTTTCTCTACGAGAGGAAGCTATTTAACCTAGAGACTGGAGAATCCAAGTACTACGTCTCTAGAAAGGGACGCTACGCTGGTCGCTTGATTATCCCTTTTGAAGAAGATGGCGAAATTTTTTACTTTCAGGCGCGTTCTTTGAGTGATCAGACCCCTAAATACTTAAACCCAGCAGAGGGTTGGCCTAAGTCCTCCCATGTCCTCTATCCTTTTGATATGGAACGAGATCATGTGGTGGTGTGCGAAGGCCCTCTTGACGCTATCTCGCTGCAACTTAAAGGGGTTAACGCTACCTGTACGATGGGGTCTTCGGTATCGGAGATTCAGGTAGAAGCTTTGAAAGAGTTTGAGGGTAAAATTATTATCGGCTACGATAATGATGATGCGGGGAAACGGGGGGTAAATAAATTTGATTACCTTAGACGTATAAAAAGGATGGCAGACTTGCACATCTGCCACCCTCCTTCGGAAGTTAAAGATTGGAATGATGCCCTTATGCGGGGCATCGACTTAAGCGGATTTGTCGCACTTCGTACCAAAGAGTACAACTACGACTATCTCATGAATCACCTCCTTACGACACTGTGAGATAAAACAGCGGACTTATGATTAGTTCATTTAGCAAGGTATACTTTGCTTGCACACTATAAGTTCCTGTTAGACTTCCGAAAGTTCCATTTTGAAACGAGCTTAAATTCTTTAGTGATGTGGTGTCCCAGTTCAAGATAATAGTGTTGTCTTGAGTAATGGTAACGGGTTGATTAGTGGCAGTCGCCGCAGACTCCGCAAACGATGAGACGGTGAAGGGGCCATCAAAATGAAGATCCTGATTTACCTTTCTAATTTCTACCGTAGCACTAGTGATTACTGAGTCTTTAAAGATATTTTGTACCGAGTGAAGAATATCCTCGTTTTGGATAGTAGTTTCCGTAGGAGAAGTGGCTCGGTGAAAGTGAAGAAAGTATCTTCGTTTAGATCAAAATTATTAGTGAATACTTGGTAGTCAGAAGCTTGAGCTAACTTAACCGTCCACATATCAACATATTTGCCTACGCTAGAAGCACTGTTGCCGACAGTGCTTCCTTCATAGGAATCAAACCCGGACAGATTGAGTGTTCCATCCAAGACAACTACATATTCCCCCTGCTTGATGCGGTAAATTCCGCTCGCAGTGGTGGCGGGGACGTAATTACTTACATCAAAAGATGACGAGTCTGCCGCGCCAACAGGTCTAGTAGCTCCCGAAGCTCCGAACTGCATGTCAGGGACAGCGGTAATTATCCCATCCGCTCCTACAACCGACTTAGGAGTTAAAGTTTTGTTGAGAGGAAAAATAGATACGCCGCTAATCTCATAGGGGTCAATATAGGCTCCATCATTGATAAAATAAGTACGAAGACCTACTTTTTGGTTGACATTAGGGCGATTTCCTCTATCTACGACTACTGTGTTGTTTATTTGCACGGTTCTGCTCTTCTATTTCTTTTGTGAGAAACTCGATGAAGACGGCTCTTTCAGTTTTAGCCATCTCTTTTACATCGGCATAGGTAAACCGACAGTGTTTCACAAGTATATAGGCTTCGTATAGGAGATCTTTTAAATTAAAAGATCCCGCTATTTCCCGGTAAAAAAATCAGCCGTGATTGGCAACTCCATCACTTCATTATGGCTGCAATATTTGCATACAAAGCGAACTTTTGTGTCAATACCGTAATCATCAGAAGACATGGCATTAAACAGTGCGTGAGCATCCTTCAGAGGAAGCTGGGGAATAACCTTAGAGATTACACTTTTCTCAGTGTGGCCGTCAATTTCCTCGACGAATCTCCACAAGTTTTGGATAGCATGTTCCGTGTTGGTGAAGTACCCCTCATCAGCCACTCTAGGTAACCTAACTTTAATAGTTTTTTGAAGGACGGGAAGGTCCACCGATAACGGGTTAGTCATCTCATCATCAACAAAGTTGACTGGAAGCTGGTTAAGTTGAAACTTAACAGTATTGTCACGCTTACAATTGCTACAGTTGATGTTAGCAGTGTACTCTTCTCCATAAGAGATTTCTCTAAGCTTCATAACCAAGAAAAGCTTATCCATTTGGAGCAAGGAACCTACATCAATGTTTGAGACGCACCGACCCAGAAGGATATTAAGAACATCAACATTAACATTCTTGTTGGAAACCATCTTTCTCTCATCATCAAACGTCATAGGACGAAGAGTGATTGGTTTGGCCGGATCTTGAAGTTTATAAAATCTATTTTTAGAAGGAAGTTCTACTTCTACTTCATCTTGCGTAGGGGCATTCTTCAGAATGTCATCAATAATTTGCTGTTCAGAGAGCTTGTTAAGTTGCTCTTGAGGCATTTGAGGCTTAGGGGGTTGTTGTTCGGTCATAAAATACTCCTATTTCATCAGAGAGATATATTCTATAATAGTCTGATGAAAATCCTAGTAGATACACTAAATTCACAGATAGAGACTGATAATCCAGAGATCTTGGACGCTTTATATAGGCTATACTCTGAAAAAGCACCCGGATATCAGTATTCCCCAGCGTATAAGCGCAGACAATGGGATGGAAATGTACACTTTATTGCAAGAAACGGTACTTTTCGCACTGGACTCCTAAATCGAGTCTTAGAAGACCTTAAAAAGATTGATTGTACTCCTGAAATTATTCACCAACAACCGTCTGCGCCTTCAAAAACTCCTCAAAACTACGAAATTGGGGACTTTACCTACTACGACTACCAAAAAGAGCTAATTGAGCGCGGCTTGAGGGATATGCGTGGAATCATTAAATCCCCTACAGGCTCAGGAAAAACGCTTATTATGGCCGGATTAGTAAAAGCACTGGCTGGGAGGAAGATGGTGCTTCTTTTTAACGCAAAACAACTACTCACACAAAGTTATGATTTCCTTACTAAAACCTGCGGCATGGACAATGTAGGTCTTTGTTACGGTGAGGGCTATATTGATGGTGATATCATGCTTTGTACCGTTCAGAGCATTGAACGAATCCTCGACACGCACCTCGAAGAAGCCGAAGTTTTAATGGTGGATGAGTGTCATGAGTTTGCTAATGGCAAAACTACGCTCGCTGCTCTCAGGAGCTTCCCTAAGGCCCTGTATCGCATCGGATTCACAGCCACCCCACCGTCCGATACGATCCCTAAACTCAACCTAGAGGGCTCCCTAGGGCCTGTGTGGAGCGTTGTGGACACAGCTAGTCTTGTAGACTCAGGAAAGCTTACCAAACCCCTCATTCAAATCATTGAAAGACCTTATACGGCCAGTGGTATGGACGAAGACATGTCCTACCTAGAAGCCTATGACGAGTATATTGTCTATAATGAAGAGAGAAACAAAATAATTAAGGACGTTGTAGATGACATCAAAAGTAAAAACAAAAACTCACGCATACTTATTCTTACCAAATCACTCGATCACGGAAGAACCTTGGAAGACTTACTTGGGGGCAATTGTGAATTCTTGCAGGGGTGCGATTCGGTCGGAGAAAGGTATGAAGCTATATCTCGATTCCGAGGATGCCGAGAATCTAGCATCCTCATTGGTACTAAAATCCTCCAAACAGGGGTTAACATTGAAGAAATCACCCACCTCATCAATGCAAGAGGAATGAAGTCTGAGATTGCTACCCTGCAAGCATTGGGTCGAGCTTTACGCCGACACGATTCAAAAGAAAAGGTATTTATCTACGATTTTCTAGATAAAGAAAAATACTTGCGAGAACACTCTCTCGCTAGAAAACGACACTACAGCAAGGAAGGACACGAAGTCCAAGTAATATGAAGAATCCCGAAGAAATCAAAGAATTACGCAGCAAGCTAAACTCATCCGAAATTGCCGATCTCAACTGGCTTCATACCGAATTAGGGAATTTCTTAGAATCTGATGGAGTATCGGCTGACGGTGTTATCACCTTAGAGAATATGGCAAATACATTAAACAACATCAGGCGCACTTATACGCAACGAGTTGTCCGTTTACTGAAAACAGGTCACATTGTAGACTAATCTTTGAGTTCTACAGTTGGAATCTTCATAGCGGGGTTTTCCATCTTTAGCCGAAGCCCCCAGTTTTCCATGTCGCGCTTTGTCCACTGGTCTTCCAGCTTATCCTCTAGTGTATCGAGCTTGTAGTTGATGTTGGTAAGCTGAGAACTAATCCAAACTACGCCTCCACAGAGGGCAATTACCATGCCCAGTGGCATTAAAGTTTCTTTCGAGATAGTAGTTTTGGGTTTGTCCATAATCAGTCCTAAGAGGGGAGTTTTATAATTCTACATAAGGTTCCGTTGGTTAGCAGAACTGCTGTTCCATCGGAATCGGCGTGTGCGACAAACTTCAACTTTTGACCCGCAGTCATAGAAAATAGAGTTGATAGCGTAGTGCCGCCAGTGTTTTGGTCTGTGTCTCTTGCAGCGTAGTTACTTGCTTGTTGTGCGGCAATCTGTCTCCAGCCACTGCCATCATTCAAGTCAATGTATGAAAAGACAAAAAGTTCAATTCGGTTGTTAGCGTTACATCGGGCGGTAACATCAATTTGATAATCACCATCACAATTAATTTCAATTTCGTAGTTTAGTCCAGCGTCTGCACTACCAATCTTAATAGTCTCTGTGCCATCGGCAACAGTGTATGCAGCCGCAGTGGAGTCACTCCATGTTAAATCAACATCTGTGTTTGCAATACTGGCCGTCGATTCACCAATAGCACACATGCGTGGGTATTTTACAATAGTTGCGCTACCATCCACTACTAAGTTACCTTCAATACGAACATCGTTAGCGAATTCTCCAAAGCCAGAGACAGACATGTCATCGTAGAAGGTTCCTGTTTGGCCCACTTTCAGTTGACCACCGCCGCTATAGCCGCCAGCCCCAGCGACTACTGCTCGGAAAGTAGGAACCACCTTATTAAAATTAGCGGGAGTATCAGTGGATGTGGCATTTCCAAGCTCCTCCAGCGGAGTTTGTGCGATTGTTTTAAAAGTTCCGTCAGCCTGTTTAACAGTATCGGCTTGAATTCTTGCTCCCCCCGTGGCAGCTAAGGTAACCCCAGTTATCCACTCTCCCACACCCGTTGATCCTGTGGACCCATCAGGTTGAAGATTAAGAAATTGGTCGTTCCAGTTAACTGTATTAAAAAGTTGGCCGTCTACTGCCGTAATGTCGAGCGGCGGTGGAACTGGTTGGAATCCTCCTTGGCCCCCATTAAGAGCATCGTAAGCTTGTAAGATCCATTTATTTTGGGGGGCCGTACCAGTAAATTTCCAAAATCCGCCATTTCCTAACCTAGTCCATCCCCCGTCAACAGTAGACTCAATCCTATCACTTGGACCTACCACTTCTCCTAAAGTGAACGAAGCTCCTTTTACTCCAGAGTCATTAACATAAGCCACCCAAAGATCGCTGCCGCTAATGCCGATGCCTGTATAACCGCCCCCCGTTGATCCTGTTGGTCCTGTCTCTCCCTTAGAACCATCTGTCCCTACATAGCTTACTTTTCGTTCAGTAGTCCAACTAGTAGCAGGACTGGTGGCATCGCCAAACGCAGCTTGTTGAACAAGGCCAATAGTTTCCCAGAGATAATTTCCTGCGGTAACCGTAGGAGGAGTCTGAGTCCAGCTATTGAAGGTTCCTGCAAGCGCACCTGTTGCCCATGTATAATCTAAATCTGAATCACCGGGAATACTGCCGACAATAGACGTTCCCTGTTGGTAGACACTAACTGTGGTAACCTTAGTACCTGTAGTACCTGTAGCTCCAGTGGCTCCTGTATCTCCTGTAGCCCCCGTCGCTCCTGTAGCTCCAACAGAACCGTTAGCACCATCACTACCATAACGATCTTGCTGTATAGCAATCGTTGCACCATCGGTGAATAAGGTATCTACCT